GATTATTGTCTAAGGCGTCTTGGTGCTCCAGTGTTGGAAATCAACGTTGATGACGACCAAATTGACGATCTAGTTGATGATGCCATTCAATATTTTAATGAACGTCACTATGATGGCGTTGAAAGAATGTACTTAAAGTATGAGATATCGCAAGCAGATATTGATAGAGGTTCAGCAGAAAATAAGACTGGCGTTGGAATTGTAACAACAACTGGAACTTCAACCATAACTGGATATGGTTCAACGACTTTTAATTTTTACGAGACCTCAAATTATATTCAAGTTCCAGATTCAGTAATAGGAGTTGAGAAGATATTTAAATTTGATACTAGTTCAATTTCTGGTGGAATGTTCAGTATCAAATATCAATTATTTTTGAATGATTTATATTACTTCAACTCAGTTGAATTGCTCCAATATGCTATGGTTAAATCTTATCTTGAAGATATTGACTTCCTACTAACTACCGATAAGCAAGTTCGTTTTAATAAGAGACAGAATAGATTATATCTGGATATAGATTGGGGAGCACAAACTGCTGGGAACTTCTTAGTCTTAGATTGCTACAGAGCATTAGATCCTACAGATTTCAGCAAAATTTACAATGATAGTTTCCTTAAAAAGTATTTGACCGCACTAATTAAGAGGCAGTGGGGTCAGAATCTAATTAAATTTAGAGGAGTAAAACTTCCTGGTGGAATTGAATTCAATGGAAGAGAGTTATATGAAGATGCTGAAAGAGAACTGGAACAGATAAAGAGAGATATGTCTACAGAATATGAACTTCCACCATACGACTTTATTGGATAATGGCACTTAATCCTTTTTTCTTACAAGGAACAGCAAGCGAACAGCGTTTACTACAAGATTTAGTAAACGAGCAGATGAGAATGTATGGTGTTGAAGTTGTTTATATTCCAAGAAAATTTGTAAGAAAACAAACTATTATTGAGGAGATTCAATCTTCAGCATTTGATGATAATTTTGCGATTGAGGCATATATTAATACGTATGATGGTTATTCTGGCGCAGGAGACGTATTAACAAAATTTGGAATGAGTTTAAGAGATGAATTGTTAATTACAATTTCAAAAGAAAGATTTGAGGATTTCATAGCACCGTTTTTAGGTGCCTTAGATACTGGTTTAGATGATTCAACTATAGAACTATCAACAAGACCAAGAGAAGGAGATATAATTTACTTCCCCCTTGGTCAAAGATTATTTGAAGTTAAATTTGTTGAACATGAGCAACCTTTCTATCAGTTAGGTAAAACATATGTTTATGAATTAAAATGTGAGCTCTTCGAATATGAGGATGAAGTCATTGATACTTCTATTGAAGAGATTGATACTCAAATTCAAGATGAAGGATATATTACAACTTTAAAGTTGATTGGTGTTGGAAGAACTGCTTCTGCAGTTTCAAGTATTAATACAGGATATATTAAACAAATATTCTTAAACAATGATGGAAGTGGATATACTTCTCCACCTGTAGTAGCAATTTCTTCATCACCAACTCTTAACCCAAATAATGATGCAAAAGCGGTCGCTATTACAACAAATAGAGCAGGAGTATATTCGGTAGATAGTATTCTTTTAACTAACGCTGGTATTGGATATACAGTTCCACCTATCATTACAATCTCCGGTGGTGGAGGAGTTGGTGCTGCTGCAACTTGCTCTATTGAAACATCTTACAACGGCGTTATACGTTTTGTTGTAACTGATGGTGGTGTTGGATATACAAATCCACCTTCTGTAACAATTGAATCACCAGCAGAACTATCAATCAGTGGTGTTGGTCAAACTGCTGTTGGAATATCCTCTATTGGACTGAGTGGATCGGATTATATTCTGAAATCAATCTATGTGGCAAATCCTGGATTTGGTTATACAGCAGCACCAGTAATAACAATTAGTGATCCAGACATCATATCCGGATCTGGTGTTTATTACTTCAATGAAGTAGTTGAAGGTTCTAGATCTAAGACTAGAGCTAGAGTAAAAGAATGGGATCAAGATACAAAGATTTTGAAAATTTCATTTGTTGGTATTGGATCAACAACAAAGGGATTCTATCCAGGAGAATTAATAACTGGATTAGAGACAGGAGCAATATATGCTATAGAGTCATTTAATCAAATGGATCTATATGATAAATATAGTCAAAACGATGAAATTGAAGAGGAAGCAGATTTCATCTTAGATTTTTCAGAATCAAATCCATTTGGTAGTTATTAATGTTAGGAACTTATTATTATCACGAAATAATTAGAAAGACTATCATATCTTTTGGTACTCTTTTTAATCAAATTCATATAAGACACAAAGATGCTAATGATAATAGCATCAGTGATATGAGAGTTCCATTAGCATATGGTCCTGTACAAAAATTTTTAGCGAGAATTAGAGAGCAAGCAGATTTGAATAAACCAGTTCAAATCACTTTACCAAGAATGTCATTTGAAATGACATCTATTTCATATGACCCCACAAGAAAGTCAAGTATAACTCAAACATTTAAAGCTTGTGATGATGGAAATGTAAAAAAAGTTTTTATGCCTGTTCCATATAATATTGGTTTTGAATTAAATATTTTAACCAAGTTAAATGATGATGCTCTCCAAATTGTTGAACAAATACTTCCATATTTTCAACCAGCATTTAACATTACTGTGGATTTGGTAGATTCTATCGGAGAAAAAAGAGATATTCCAATTACTCTTGATAGCATAAACTTCCAAGATGATTATGAGGGAGATTTTTCAACTAGAAGATCTTTGATTTATACTTTACAATTTACAGCAAAAACTTATCTGTTTGGTCCTATTGCAGAGAGTACAGAAGGTCTTATTAAGAAAGTTCAAGTTGATTTTTATAGTGATACAAATACAAGAACTGCAAGACGTGAGGTAAGATACACAGCTACACCTCAGGCAAAGCAAGATTACAATAATGATAATTCAGCATATCTGAACGAAAATCTGAGTGCTTCTTCACTAATTGCAAAAGTAAGTTCTTCTGCACCATTTAGTGTTAATGATAGAATAATTGTTGGAAGTGAAATAATGTTAGTCACAGGAATTGTCGATTCCAATACATTGAATGTACAGAGAGGATATAACAACACAAACAATGTGTCTCACTTACAAGCAGATATTATCAATAGATTAACCATTGAAGATGATGTCCTTGTTGAAGCAGATGATGATTTTGGTTTCAATGAAAATTGGACATACTTAGGAGATTCCAAGGAATATAGTCCAACTAGACAAATTGACATCTAAAGGTGAATACTATGAATGAGTTTAATGAGATTGATAAAGCACTTAATGTGGAAAGTAGCATCGTTGAAGTAGAAAAAACTGTTTCCGAAATTGAAAAATCAAATTCAGATGTTAGACCTACTGATATTAAAAAGGACTACGAATACACTAGAGCTAACTTGTATTCTTTGATTGAGAAGGGTCAAGAAGCAATTAATGGCATTATGGAACTTGCCGGTGAAGGAGGAAGTCCTAGAGCGTATGAAGTTGCAGGTCAGTTAATCAAAAGCGTTGCTGATACAACTGATAAACTTATTGATTTGCAAAAGAAATTGAAAGATGTTGAAGATCAAAGTGTAAAAACCACAAATAATAATGTTACTAATAACGCTGTTTTTGTTGGATCAACTTCAGAACTACAAAAATTACTCAAACAAGGTTTTCTAAATAATAGGGAATAGTTTATTACCTATTATGGGTTGGTCTGAGAAATATAAAAAGTCAATTAATTGTGACAACCCAAAAGGGTTTTCTCAGCGTGCTCATTGTCAGGGTCGTAAGAAGAAAATGCAAGAAGCAAAAGAGCAAGATCACGAAGTATCGATGGCACAAACTCAGTTAAAAAAATCTGAGGAGAATATCAGAAAACTGAGAAAAGCACTTGGTAAAAAAGAAAAAAACATTCCTGCTTGGGTTCAGGCAAAGATAACTGATACTGAGCACAATACTGATGCGGCTTCTTCATACATGGATGAAGGTAAGCGTGATGGTAAGTCTGCCAAAGACAAGGATTACTCACTCCGTGATTGGTTTAAAGGTGGTGGATGGGTTCAGGCAGGTGGTAAGTATGATGGAAAACCTTGTGCCAAACAACCTGGTCAGAAGACAAAACCATTCTGCCGTGATGCTGATGATCGTGCAGAAATGAGTAAGGAAGAAAGAAATAAAAGGGCAGCAAAAAAACGTAAAGAAGATCCAAATCCAAATAGAAAAGGAAAAGCAAAGTTTGTAACTGCTGAGCAAGTTGATGCTACCAAATATGGTGGTCCAGAAAAACTCTTGCAAAAACTAGTTGATGATAAAAGAAAGCGTGGAGAACCTGACGGTGGTGGTCAAGTAATCAGAACTGGATTGCAGAAGGCACACTTCGAACCAGAAGGTCAATTAGTTTCAGAAGGAAAACCATATAAAGTTGGAGAAACAATTCCAGATTCTGCAACTAAACCAGCACCAAAACCAAGTAAGTTTAAAGTAGATACTACTGGACTAAAAGGACCAGAAAAACCTCTTGGTGAAGAGAAGGATGCTTGCTATAAAAAGGTAAAGGCAAGATATGATGTTTGGCCAAGTGCTTATGCTTCTGGTGCGTTAGTCAAGTGTCGTAAAGTTGGTGCCGCTAACTGGGGAAATAAGACTCAAAAAGAAGGATATGAGTTTTCAAATTGGAGAGATGATTTTAAACCAACGGAGATTGAAACATTTGATATAATCAAACCAGAACCTCTTGTTAATGAGGGTCTTGGAAAAGCTGTTCTCATTGGTGCTGGCATTTATGCTGCTAGTCAACTTTTGGGAAGAGGTATGAAGAAATTTGTTGATACCCACACCCAAACAAAACCAGAAGACTATTCAAATCCAACCGGATTAGGTGCAGCTTTCTCTAAAAAAAGAACTGAATTAAAACCTTTAAAACAATCATTTGAACCAGAGGGAGAATCTATCGAAGAGAAAAATGATCCCTGTTGGGTTGGATATAAGCAGGTTGGTATGAAGAAGAAAGGTGGAAAAATGGTTCCTAATTGTATTAAAGAAGAATACTCCAATTGGAGACAAGAACTGGAAGAAGATTGGCAAAAAGTAAATAAGGGAGATAAGACTGATGGTATGAGTCAAAAAGCAGTTGATGCTTATCGTCGTGAGAACCCTGGTTCTAAACTTAAGACTGCTGTAACCGAAAAAGATCCTGGTCCTGGCAGGAGTAAGCGTAGAAAGTCCTTCTGTGCCCGCTCCAAGGGGCAGCAAGATATGCATAACATAGATTGCTCAAAAACCCCCGATAAAGCAATTTGTAAGGCACGTCGTCGCTGGAGATGCTAATGAAATCTTTTCAACAATTTCTATCAGAAAGTATCACCATCAATGGTGATTTCAATGGAACCCTCAACATTGGGAGTTCCCAACCAGAACCAGAACATCCACAAGAGTCTTTCTTTGCCGATGTTATGTGGGAAGGTAAACTATATCGTTTAGAAGTAGAAGGAAAGATGCTTTCTAAGAACGAACTTGCAGAACAAATTCAAGGAGAATATCCTGGTGCAATCGTTCATAACATTTATCCTGGTGAGGTAAATACCTCTAGAATTAAAAACGCACAAAGATATCAACCAGAAAGATTATCGTGGAGTGATTAATGGCTCAGTGGAATAAGAACATACAAGATTATTTAAATCAAGAACGAACACTTCATGAGGTTTATCTTCGTGCTGATGAATATGGAAATATTCTGAATGAAGGTGCTTGTTCAAAATCTGCTTTTGGGGAAAACATTTCTATTCAAATCACTCCCAAAATTCAGGGTGATGCTGTATATGGATTAGACCCAAGAGAGTTTCAGACATTTAAATTTTCTAACAGTGGAATCGCAACTAACGGAAATTCACTTCTAAGAGTTGGTGCTGGAACAGATGCAAACTCTTATGGTGTAATTAGGTCCACAAACTTCCTGAGATATCGTCCAGGTCAAGGTGCAGTATGTAGACTTACCGCAGCATTCTCAGAAAATCCAGTTGGTTTTACTCAAAGAGCAGGACTGTTTAATCAAGAGAATGCTATCCAAATTGGTTATGCTCATACCAATGGACAGTTTGGAGTTCTTCGTGCAAGTGGTGGAAAAGCTGACATTCGCAAGTTCACATTCTCAGCACTTGCAGACGGAAATGTAACTGTTACTCTTAACAATACGGGATTTACTGCAGTCACATTGAATACTGGTTCTCTCGCAGGAAACATTGCTCAACTCG